CCCACTTACCAGGCACGGAGGGCGGTAAGGGCGCAGGGGGAACAGATACATAAGACGGTGGATGAATATGTAAGAGAAAAGCATGGAGGGGATTAATTGACGATAGAAGAGTTATTTAGTGTGCAGGAGGATTTAAACAAGCTTAAAAGCCTTAGCCTGGAGCTGGACAGGATAGAAGGTTTCAACCCGTACAAAAACAACGTCATAACCGATATGCCCAGAGGGGGCGAAGCCAAGGACATGAACCTCTGGTATGTGGCAGAGAAGGAACGGATTGAGAAGGAGATAGTATATTACCAGCAGAAGCTGCAGAGGGACAGAAAGAAAGTGGAGGAATACATAGAATCCCTTCCACACCCAGAAAACGATATAGTCAGATTCAGAGTGATTAATGACATAAGCTGGGAGGAGATTGGGGATCTGGTAGGATACAGTGGGCGAGGAGCGGCAAAAAGGTTCTATAAAACCGTAAAGTGTTCCGAAAGTTCCTGAAGTTCTGGGGCAATGTGTGATATTATTATAATAGCCAGAAAGGCGAAAAGCTGATGGCTATACATTACGGACTCTTACTTTTATAGAATTTCCTCCTTTGAAATACCGTCCCTTCAACCGGGCGGTATTTCTTTTTAGGATAGCCCGCTAATGGGTAATAGCTCAATTGGTAGAGCGTTCGGCTGTTAACCGAAAGGTTGTAGGTTCGACTCCTACTTATCCAGTTCCGGTGTTTTTGTTGCGATTGTCCGCCGGGCAACTAATAACAATTATATTCTATTTCGATAATAGATACTATTTTTTGAAAAAGAATCGCAACAGTGTGTGGCCATTGCATCCCTGCGGTGGCTGCATATCTCAATAACAAAGCCCTAAACGGGCAGTATATAAAGCATGCGGGTGTGCAGAACTTAAACGGGTGAGACTCCTGGCCCGCAAACAAAACATTGCCGATAGGGGCATCAAACAAATGGAGATAGCCGTACTGATTACGGCTGAAAGGCACTTGAGCATTTTTAATACTTGGGTGTCTTTTGCTAATTGGAGGGAAAATGAAAGTAAACATACTTGGAACAGAGTATACGATTCTGCACAGGAAAGAGTCAGAGGATGCAAAGCTGGAAGGAAACGACGGATATTGCGATTCATCCACAAAGACAATTGTCATCCTGGATTGGGAAGACGATGTAATGAATAAGGGAGATATGAAAACATTTGGGAAACAAGTAATTCGGCATGAAATCATACATGCATTTTTGAGCGAGAGCGGACTCGAAGCATCCGCAGGTAAACCAAATGTGTCTTGGGCGCAGAATGAAGAAATGGTAGACTGGTTCGGACTACAATCTCCGAAAATATTTAAGGCGTTCGAAGAAGCAGGAGCATTATAAATAGATTGAGAGGTGTATACATTGGCAAGGAGCAGAAGCCCGGACTCAATCAAGGCTGAACAATTGTACCACTCCGGCATGAGCCTTGTTGATATAGCCAAAAAGCTGAAGAAACCGGACAGCACAGTACGAAGGTGGAAGAGCACGCAGGATTGGGATAACAAAGGCGAGCGTTCGGATAAGGAACCCGAACACATACCGAGCGTTCGGAAAGAAATAGAACGGAAGAAAAAGAAAGCTATTGCAGAGGATGTCAGACAGGTAATGAACAATCCTGACCTGACAGACAAGCAACGGCTTTTTTGTTTGTGTTACATCAAGAGCTTCAACGCTGTTAAAGCCTATCAGAAAGCCTATGGAGTAGGTTATAACACAGCGGCAGTAAACGGATACAGGCTACTTGATAACGCTAGAATAAAGGCGGAAATCCAACGGTTGAAGCAGAACAGGCTCAACCGGGAGATGCTGGACGAATCGGACATCTTCCAAAAATACATGGATATAGCGTTCGCAGATATTACAGATTTCCTGGAATTTGGACGGGAAGAAGTTCCGGTTATGACAGCGTTCGGCCCGCTAGTTGTTAAAGATGATGAGACCGGGGAGAAGACGGAAGTCACAAAGGTTGTGAACAGTGTTCGCTTTCGTGAGCACAGCGAAGTAGACGGAACACTTATATCCGAGGTCAAGCAGGGCAGAGATGGAGCGAGTATCAAGCTGCCAGACAGGATGAAAGCCTTGGACTGGTTAACCGAGCACATGGACTTTGCAAGCCCGGAACAGCGTGAGCGGTTGAAGCTGTTAGAAGCACAGCGAAAGGCGGTTGAAAGAGATAATTTTGACAACGCAATTGAGGAAAACATAATCATCACTGATGCGTGGGCAGGTGAAGACGATGAAGAAGGTTAATATACAAAAAGAGGTTAATCCGCACTTCCGTGAAGTCTGGACAACAAACAAACCGTACAATGTGCTCAAGGGCGGTAGAAACAGCTTCAAATCTTCTGTAATAGCTTTGCTATTGGTGTACATGATGATACCGTTCCTTAACAAGGAGAGAAAAGTAAACATTGTAGTAATCCGTAAGGTTGCAAATACTATTCGTGATTCCGTATTCCTTAAGATACAGTGGGCACTTGGAAAGTTCGGATTGCTTAATAGATTCCAATACACGGTAGCACCGTTCAAAATAATTCATAAGCGAACGGGTTCGACGTTCTATTTTTACGGGCAAGATGATTTCCAAAAGCTGAAATCTAATGATATCGGGAATCTGATAGCTGTATGGTATGAAGAGGCTGCGGAGTTTAATAGCAGTGAGGAATTTGACCAGACGAATGCCACATTCATGAGGCAGAAACCGGACAATGTAGATATGGTTCGGTTCTTCTGGAGTTATAACCCGCCGAGAAACCCGTATCACTGGATTAATGAGTGGGCAGAATCGCTTAAGGGGCAGACTAATTATCTTGTCCATGAATCTAATTATCTAGATGATGAGCTGGGATTTACCACTCCACAGATGATAGAGGAGATTAACCGGATTAGAGATAATGATTATGACTATTACAGATATCTCTATCTGGGAGAAGATGTTGGGCTTGGAACCAATGTATATAATATTAACCTATTCCACAAAATAACGGAGCTTCCAACAGATGATAGGATAATCGCATTGTATTATTCTTCCGACGTTGGACACCAGACATCCGCGACCACTTGTCTATGTTTTGGGCTTACGGCTAAGGGAAACATCATATTGCTTAATATGTATTATTACAGCCCAGCGGGTAGGGCATCAAAAAAAGCCCCCAGTGACTTGTCGAGCGATATACATAATTTTATTACCAAGACATCCAGACATGAACGGGTAGGTAATGCACCGATTATAAATCGAACAATAGACTCTGCGGAGGGTGGACTAAGGAACCAATATCAAAAAGACTTTGGCCAGAGCTGGCATCCGGTAGCAAAATTGAAAAATGTCGACATGATTGATTACGTCCATGACCTTTTGGCTCAAGGACGTTTTTACTATTACAGCCCAACAATCATAACGGGGCTGCCGAACTGTGATAGCTTGGAGCTTTTCGTAGAGGAGCACAAGAAATATCAATTTGACGAAAAGACGCTAAACAGCGACGACCCAAAGGTTATTAAGGAGTTCGACCACTCTGTTGATGCTTTTAAATATGCATGTGTGGATAATGCCAGGGACTGGCGATTAAAGAGGTAGGTGATTACGTGGGAATCGTACAGACTATAAAAAATCTATTTAAGAGAGGGGGATACATGGCAATGGGAGAGCGGCTCACAACAATTAACGACCACCCAAAAGTTAACATAAATCCAGACGAACTGGAACGTATTTCGCAGGACTTCCGGGAATACGCCGGGAAATATCCAAAGGTAAAGTACATCAATTCGAACAATGATTCTTGCAACAGAGATTACTGTTTTTTAAATATGCGTAAGCTCACAGCAGAAATGATGTCCTCCCTCGTGTTCAACGAACAGGTAGAAATAAGCGTTGACAACGCGGTTGCAAATGAATTTATCCAGCACGTATTTGAGCATAATGATTTTAAGAAGAATATGATTCGATATCTTGAACCTATGTTTGCAACTGGTGGATTGGCGGTAAGGCCTTATGTAGATACGGACACCGGTGAGGTAGAATTCTCCTGGGCATTGGCTAATGCGTTCTTCCCATTAAGGCATAACTCTGGTGGGATTACAGAGGGAGTTATGATGTTTTCTACAGTCAAGACAGAGAACAAGAAGACTGTGTATTACACTCTCCTGGAATTCCACGAATGGAAAGACAAGGAATATGTTATAACAAACGAACTATATCGTTCGGAAGACAAGACTGTGATAGGCGACAAGGTGCCGCTTGGATATAACGGAGTTTACGAGGGAATAGAACCAGATACAGTTATACAGGGATTGAGTAAGCCTATATTCAATTATCTTAAGCCTAGCGGGTTCAACAATTTTTCCACAGACAGCCCGCTGGGTGTGGGTATCTGTGACAACTCTGCCACTACTCTTAAACAGATTAATGATGCTTATGACCAATTCAACTGGGAAATAAAAATGGGGCAGAGGAGCGTAATTGTAAGTGACCACCTGCTAAACTATTCGTTTGACGAGCAAGGTAACAGGCGGGGGCCTGTATTCGACCCTGATGTTAATATCTATCGCCCTATGCGGATGGACGGTGATACCGATTTTGTAAAGGACATCACACATGACATCCGCACAGAACAGTATATAGCTGCAATTAATCAATTTTTTAAAACACTTGAAATGCAGATGCAGTTATCAGTTGGTACGTTCAGCTTTGATGGACAGAGCGTTAAGACAGCAACGGAAATTGTATCAGAGAACTCTCTTACATACCGAACACGAAATATGCAGTGTAATGAGGTGGAGAAGTTCATCAAAGGGCTTATAGTTTCGATACTTGAAATCGCAGCAGCAACAACGGTAAAAGGTAGCAAGCTATATACCGGGACTATACCAACATTCGAACAGATAAGTGTTGATTTTGACGATGGAATATTTGAGAGCGCAGAACAGAAATTGGAATTTTATAGTAAGGCCAAGCTTTCCGGTATTGTCCCACCGACAGAAGCAATCAAGGGTGTGTTCAAGTTGACAGATGAAGAGGCTTTGAAGTGGTTTGAAATGATAATAAAACAGGAATCTATGACAGACCCGGCGGAGCAGGAAGAAGAGGCCGTTGAGGATGAAATTGGAGAAGAAGAGTAGAGGGTGATTAAATGAAGGACATTCCAAAGCAAATAGATTTGTGGGCGTGG